ACGCAAATTTTTGGTGTTTGTGTTTATATAAATTTCGCCAACCTGTCCAAACTCTGGGTCTGCTGACAAAGCTAACAGTTTTAGTGGTACTAGCATTTGTCTTGACATTGTTAGCCTACTACAACTACTCTATATTCTCCAGCAGCTGGTGCAGAAGCAAAGTTAATTACTACAGCATTTGCAGTTGATCTTTGAACATCTGCTTCAACCTGAGCAAACGGCGTAGCTGCTTCAAATATTTGAACAGTTACATCTGTTGTTGCAAGATTATGTGTAACTGTATAAGATGTTGCTGATGAACCAAGTGTTTCTGCATATTTTCTAGCAATTGCATGGTAATTAGTTCCGTTATTTGTTAATGTCCATTTATCTGATGTTTCATTCCATAAAATTTCAACATCTGTTTCTGTTCCACGTTCAACAACAATTCCTGCGTCTGTTGTAGGCGCACCAGTAAATTTGCTATTAAGTTTTACCTTATTATCTTCTATATTAATCTGTGTTGTATTTACAGAGTTAACTGTTCCAATTACATTTAAGTTTCCGCCAACTTGTAAGTTTCCAGTAATTTCAACATCATCTGGTAATCCAATTGTGACTGCTGCATTATGTCCACTATTTGGAGAAACTGTAACTTCATTTGGTGTTCCAACAATTGTTGCAACATAGTCTCCAGTTGTTTGTGTGCTAAGTGGAATTACTAAATTTGCTTCGCTTGCGCTTGTAAGTCTACCTTGCTGATCAACTGTAAATGTTGGTACTTTTGTTATTGATCCATATGTTCCAGCTGTTACTGCGGTATTATCTAAATCTATTGTTGTTACATTTGTACTATCATTAAATACTTTTGTTAAACCAATTCCGCCTTCTACATATGACCCAATTGCGTCTGTAATTACTTCTAGAGAACCAGATGTGGATATCCACTCGGTACCATTCCAGAAATATAGAATATTATCGCCAGTATTGTAGTAAACCTGACCTGATACTGGACTGGAAGGCGCTGCGCCTAAGTTTTGAATTCTAGCATTGAGTAACTCATTTTTGTTAAGATCAATGCTAACTAAAAATTTTCTTGCCATTTTTTATCTCCTTTTTAGGACAGGTATGCTGTCCCCGAAAATGGCTGAGCCATTGTCAATGTTATTTGGTTAATACTATTATAGTCTATTCCAGTTTCTAACAAGTCTCCAGAGCTTGACTTGACTGATACGTTGGGGTGGAACTGCAAATTGTGATTTATTGACACAGAATATATACCCTGTATTGGTCCAGTAACTTGAGCCATTTCCCAAGAATACATATAAGAAATTTGTTTATCTAAGATAAAACTCTCTTCAATATTCCATTCGTCAGACAATGCAGACTTTGGACCCCAAAATCTTGTTGTAAGTGTGTCAAAATAAAAATCCCCAGGGACTCCAAGGGAATCTATTGGGTTTCCTTCTCCGCTGATAATTGTTCTTCCAGGGGCACCAGAAGCTCTTACTACTACTAGGGGGTTATTTTCGGTTACAATCAGGCGGGTTGCCATTACAGTGTCACCGCCCTATTTAATGTTAGATATCCTTCTAAAAGTCTTGTTACATTTACGCTAGGGTCAATTAAAACTAAATCATATGCAGATTTTGGATAAAAAAGTTTTTTAGTTCTTTCTGCTGAAACAGAAACTGAAAGTTTTCCAAGTGAAGGTGTAATTGTTATTCCATCTACATCAGATAATGTAAATGCTAATTTCTTACCGCCTTGTGTATCTCTTACTTGCATTTTTGCTGTGTGATGGTTTAATTGTATTGGTTGATTGTCTTCATCAAGATATTGCACCTCAAAAGTAAACGTTGCATTCTCGTCTACCTGAAAATTTTTTTGAGCTGCCATTTTTTACCCCTAAAAAGAAAATACCCTTACACTATTTTAGCATAAGGGCATTCTCAATTGACTAATAATTACTTGGATGTAAATCCGAACTCTTTATTGCTTGGGCTTAATGCCTTTAGGATTACTGGGGCAATTGCTGCTACTCCAGCCGCAATTAAATCCTTTGGATTTGTATTGCCAGTCATATATAGAGCCGTGGCTGCTGCCAAAAATGCTCTTCCGTAAGTTCCTATTGCTGCTAAGATTTGTTCTTGCATAGTTACTTTCCCATCTTTATTTAAATCAGCTTTATCAAATTTTTTGATAGCCATTTTTTATCATCTCCTCGTGGGCTGGTTTGCCCATGAATTTTGGTGTTACCCAATCCTATAAGTTTACCATTAAGCCGAAATATCTACAAGTTCGCAATTTCCATCTGAGCTACAGGCCAGTGTTGCATTTGTTGAAGTTCCGTCTTCTGTCTCATAAAATGACAAGTCTTCCCAGCGAATATTACTAGGCATTTTTGCCACTAAAGTCTCATATTCTTCTTTTGAAATTTCTTGATATGGGGCTTGTTTATATGTGTGCTCTGAATGAGGCAAAAATGAAATACCAGAAACTTCATCAAAGTTTTTATATACCCATGCTCCTACTTCCATCCATTCATCTTCTTTAACTGATACAGTAATAGAAGGTTTGTGTTCACACCATGCACGTTGATATACAAGCCATATATTTAAATGATCAATTGCTGTCAAATCATTTCTAACAATTGCACCCTCTGGTGCTTTTACTGGAAACGAAAACACATAAGTCTCGTTTGGCTTCATTACATCATCTTCAACTGGAATTCCAACTTCTTTTAAAAATGTTGAAATTGGATCTCCCTTTGAACCACGAACTGTACGAATATAGTATGGAGAATGCCAAGGATGCATTCCTGAAGATACCCCAACCAATTGAGATACTGTTCCAGAAGGTTTAACACATGTGATTGCTGCAGATTCTGGAATCCCAATTTTTCCAGACTCTTCTCTGTTTACTTCTCTTGCTTTTTCACGCAATGTCATTAAGAATGCTTCTAGTGAAATTAAATCTTCTTTACCAGACATGAATTTGTGACCAAATTGCCCAGTCAAAGAAACTCCTAGAAGTCTTTCTTCTTCTGTGTTATCTTTCCAAATTTTTCTAAGATATTTAAAATCTGTAAGAGTTGATTGCCATGTACCAAGAATAGTTGCTAGCTCTACCTTGCGCTGAATATCTTTTTTAGTATCATTTTCACGCAATACAACTTCTGAAAGATTGCAAAACTGATAAGGACGCAAAATAATCTCAGAACATGGATTAGTTCCATAATGAATATCTGGATCTCTGCGACCATACTTTGCAGCTTGTGCTTGTGCTGCTGCTACATTATATATACCACGTTCCCCAGACTTAGAATCATATAAAGATTTCCATTCAGAAATAAACTGTTCCATTTCTGGTTTGCGAGAATATGCAACTGAATTATTTGATAATGCACGTTGTGGGCTTTGCTCCCACCAGTTTCCTGATTTTGCTTGTGCCATCTCAATATCATTAATATTAGATAAAGAAATCATTGCAGAACGTCTAACTCCGCCAACAACTACAACTTCTCCAATTTTGCACATAATATCATGGCACTCAATTGGTTTAAGGTTTCTACCAGTGGCGTTTTTAAATTTTGCAATAGTAAAATCAAAAAGGTTTACAAGTGGTTGTGGACCAGATGATCTACCACCCATTGTCTTAAGTCTTGTTCCAGCTGGTCTAACTTTAGTAACATCTATTGATGGAATTTGTCCAGACCATAATAATGCAAGCAACTCACGGTATGCTTTTGCCCAACCTTGTTTAGAATCTTCTACTGTAATAACTGTAGTTGATTTTTCCAAAGTTTCTGGGACTGGAGGAAGCTTGTTAATGTACTTGTATTCAACAGAGAATCCGACGCCAGTTCCGCACATCAAAATGTACATTGTTTCATCAAATGATTTTGGAGAATCAACTGGCAGGAACGCACAATTGTATCCAGCAACATTATCTCTATCTAGTGCAGCGCCAGAAGTCATTACAGATCTCATGGACGGCATTACATTTCTTTGAAATACAAACTCTTTTAATTCCGCAACAAGCTTTTCATCTGGAATGTAATTGTGGTTTTGCTGCAAATGGTTTGTAATAAAAGAAAAATATCTATCTACTGTTTCTCCCCATGTCTCTCTGCGTCCTTCTGCTTCTACCCATTTAGCATATCTAGATAGTGCAATAAAATTTTCATATGGGTTTTCGATAGTATTTTTCATGTGTCGCCTTTTCTTCCGCCTGACGGATTGATTATTTTTTAAGTGAAGTCTAAGTGTATCAAACTTTTTTATAAAAGAAAAGAAAAAAGATTTTTATGATTGTTTTTTAGTTAACTATAATATATAATACTCTATATATACATATATATAATATATGTTGATTTTTGTTGATTTGCTGACCCCCCGACCCCCCTATTGGAATTATACTAAATAGATATTCTATGTCAAGAGAAAAAGTATTTGACATATTCTTTGTTACAATGGTATGATTATAGTTCGCTATCTCTAAAGGAGGAAATGCCAATGGAGAATATAAAGAAAAGCTTAAGCGATATTGTTCATCAATATGCTGCGATAACATTAACAGTAATGTTTTTGTTTTCCAACACAGTTAATGCAACATATGCACAAGCTTTAATAGTACAACCAAAGACAGAAGTACAACTTAAGAAAGAAACCTTAGAGAAGTACAGCAATACTGTTTACAAGCCTTCTCAGGCTCTGTCAGATGAAGATTTAAAAGATCTTTTGTGGGCAGTAGGTTTTGAAGGAAAAGCCCTTAAAACGGCTTGGGCCATTGCTAAGAGGGAGTCCAATGGACGACCACTAGCATACAATGGTAACAGGAATACTGGAGACAGTTCTTACGGAATTTTTCAGATCAATATGTTGGGTGAACTCGGCACAGATCGTAAAGAAAAATTTAGCTTAAAGTCAAACGAGTTATTGTTTGACCCAACTACAAATGCAGAGATAGCGTATTATATGACCAATGGCGGAACTGATTGGTCAGCTTGGAAGGGTTTAACCCCAAGAGCGCAGGAATTTTATTTAAAGTTCCCAAATAGTTAGAAAGGAAGTGTAATGAAGATACAGTATGTGTCTACTTACATTAAACTTTCGGAAGAGGGCCTTGTTCCTAAGCTTTTATGCCCACAGGATCAAGGTTCTCTTTTATGCAATGGCGACGGAGAATCTTTAATATACCTATACTGCCTTGAATGCAATTATAAAAATACCATGGGTCTGTCTAAGTATGAAGATATAGTAAAATTAGTAAATGAACAAAAAAGAGTTTGAATTTGAATCAGGAGTAGTTTCCGAAACGGATGCTATGGGTAGAGAAATATGGTGGTTAGATGCAGGAAGACCAGA